ATAAGCCATTAGGCACTGATGTTCATGTATATTACAAAGTTAAGAATGCAGATGACCCTGATGACTTTGATTTGAAGAACTACACATTAATGAGTCAAGAAACTTCTTCGGGTAGAATTTCTAAAGGTAAAGAGGATATTCAAGAATTTATCTATAAAACTTCTTCCGAAGATACATCTTATACATCAAATAGTATAAGATACGAAACCTTTAAAACTTTCGCAGTTAAAATTGCTCTTGTGGCTAATACTACATATGATATGCCGAGAGTAAGAGACATGCGAGCAATTGCTTTGGACTAAAATATATGGGTATATTACAAGTACAAACAGAAGATCCTAGTTTCGTTAGAGATATACACTCTAAAGCATTATTAAACACAGATTACACTGCCTTACAACAACATAGAAGAGAACGGGCATATTTTTATGAACAGCAACGTGATATAACTAGGTTAAAGTGCCAAGTTGATGAACTTACAACAATAAGAGAAGAAATGCTTGAAATAAAACTTCTTCTTAAAGAAGTAATTAGTAAATAGGAGTTATGAAACATGACCGCTAATGTCGCCTTAACAGATACCTTTGACGAGTGGAGGGTTAAAACCAACGAAATAATTGTTGGTACACAAACTGATGGAATGAGTAATTTCCTTAAGGTGTTAGATACCACGAATTCCACCAGTAATGCTACTGGTTCCATTATTACTTCTGGTGGTGTGGGTATCGCCAAATCGGTAACGATAGGTGAGAACCTAACAGTACATGGGAATACTGTTATCGATGGTGATACTACTATTAGTGGAAATCTTGTTTTTGGTGATGCTGATACAGATCAAGTAACGTTTTCCGCAGATATTAATTCTGATATCATTCCAAATGCCAACCTCACTTTTAATGTTGGTAATACGTTGAACATGTGGGCGAATACTTATACTGGGGCCTTAGATGTAATACAAAAATCAGATTCAGGAAAACCCGCAATTACAGTTACTTCAACAGATGTGGATCAGATTGGAGTAAGTGTTGTCGCTAGTCAAACAACAGCAGATGTGGTTGACATTGCAGCGGATTCAGTAACCACCGGTAAAGTTATTGATATTACTTCTGATGCACTTACTACTGGGTCAGCACTCTATATTGATTCAGATTCTTCTGCTACTGATACTAGAAGTATTGCAACGATTATTCAAAACCATGCTTCCGCAGTAGGATCAACCGGACTTACAGTACAATCAGATGCAGGAAGAGGTGTATTCATTGATTCTAATCTCGCCGCAGGAGGCCCATCACTTGAGATTGATTCAGAACACACAACAGCAAATGCAGTTGAAATTAATGTAGATCTAACTACTACTGCCACAGCAATTAATCTATCAGCAGATGGTTTAACTACTGGTGCAATGATGGCACTTACTTCAGATTCTGCTGACACCGGAACAAGAACTTTAGTAAGTATTAAGAATGATCACGCCTCGGCAGTCGCCGCAGTTCCACTTGTAGTAACACAAGATTCTACAAATGCAGTAGCAAAATTTATCGGTACATCAACTATTGTCGTACCAGTTGGAACATCTTCCAATAGGGGGCATGCAATACAAGGTGGTATAAGATATAATACTACCACAAGTGGTTTTGAAGGATATAGTGGATCAACATGGGCTGGTCTTGGAGGACTTATTGATGTTGACCAAGATACAAAAATTATTGCGGAAACATCAGCAGGAGCAGACAACGATGATTTAGACTTCTATACTGCTGGTACAAAACGTATGTCAATAGATCAAGCTGGTGTATTAACACTTGGTGTGGATGACACAGGCTACGATGCTAAATTCTTTGGCGCGACTGCTGGTTCTTTTATGTTGTGGAATCAAGCTACGGATTCGTTACACTTAACAGATAGTTCCCCGATTAAGTGTGGTGACGCTCAAGATATGACACTATATCATGATGGCACAAATTCTTATATTACTAATGCAGTTGGTGCTCTTAAAGTAGCAACCGAAACAAGTGGAATAGCTGTTACAATAGGACATACAACTTCTGTGGTAACTATTAGTGATAATCTGACTGTTACGGATACCATTACAGAATCTTCTATGCGAGAAATGAAAGATAATATTGAACCTATTGAAAATATACTTCCAGCCGTTCTACAACTGCAAGGAGTAACATTTGATTGGAAAAAGGATAAAAATAACGATAAGAGGTCAAATCATTATGGATTTATAGCAGAAGATGTACATGAAGTTCTTCCCAGTTTGGTATCTTACAGTCCAGAAGGAATCCCAATTGGTGTTCAATATTCAAAAATGACTGCCGTTCTTTTAGAAGCGATTAAAGAACAACAAGTTCAAATTGATGAACTAAAATCTAAATTGAACTAAATTAAATGTTACAGATTTCCTTATCATATAAATAGTATAGGAACAACTATATAAACTACACTATTATAGAAGGAGAAAGATTGTGGCATTGACCCTCCAAAAACAAACTGTTAATCTTGTAATAGATCAAGGTTGTACGTTTGAAAAAGTAATCACCGCACAAAATACTACTAGTGGAAACGTTACCATCTCCACTGGTACTTGTGCCGCTAAGATGCGTCAATCTTACTATTCATCAAATAATATTACTATTTTGACTACTGCAGTTGCAGGATCAAATGTAACTCTTTCGTTAACTGCAACTCAAACTGCGGCGGTTACTCCTGGAAAATATCTTTTTGATATTGAATATACTCAATCAGGTGGTACAATAGTAGAAAGATTAGCAGAAGGAATTATAACGATATCTGCAGAGGCAACAAAATGACACAACCAACTTCAAGAACAACTTTTAAAGATTATTGTAAACGAAAACTTGGCTGGCCAGTAGTAGAATTAAACCTTGATGATGATCAAATGGAAGATTGTATTGATGATTCTCTCCAATTCTACCAAGAATATCATTATGATGCAACAGAGAATACATTTCTAAAACATCAAATAACTGGATCTACACTTAAATTGGCAGGTGCACCAAGTGGTGATTTTTCGAATGGAGAAATAATTACTGGTGGAACGAGTGGTGTACAAGCAACCGTACACGCATATCATAGTGCTAACACCACCATAAGATATAAAGATCCGGAAGTTAAATCGGGTGGAGATGGTAATACGTTTTATGCAAATACTACTACTACTTTTTCAACTGGTGAAACCATTACAGGTAATACTAGTTCGGCAACCGCAACAACTCATGCGTCAACTGCGGCGGCAATAGGCGACTTTGATAATAAATACATATCGATAGCCGAGGCAATTATTGGGGTTCGAAGAGTCATCCCTTTTTATGATAATTCTAAATCTAATACTATGTTTTCCTCTAAGTATCAATTTGCACTATCTGAAATGCATAATATGGGAGGGGGATCATTAACGAATTTTACATTGTCTCAACAACATTTGTCGTTAATTAATGAAATGTTTACAGGCAGTCCCATGTTTAGATATAATCGTCATCAAGACAAATTATTTCTTGATATTACTTGGGGCACGGATGCTGATATAGATGATTATATTGTTGTTGAAGTAGATAAAATTGTTGATCCAAACACATATACAGATGTTTGGGGTGATATGTTTCTCAAAAGATACAATACTGCATTGATGAAACAGCAATGGGGTCAAAATCTTATTAAATTTGAGGGTATGCAACTACCAGGTGGTGTAACAATGAATGGTAGACAAATGTATGATGATGCAAAAGAAGAACTTGATAAGATTGGTGAAGAGATGCAATTACGATATGAATTACCTGTAGATCATCTAATAGGATAATAAATGGCAACAAACCCATATTTTAATAATTTTGGTTCAAAGGCGGATCAAGGATTAATCGAAGATTTATTTATTGAGTCCATTAAAATGTTTGGACAAGATATGTATTATATTCCTCGTACATTGGTTAGTGAAGATACACTAATGGGCGATGATTCATATTCTGAATTTAATGATGCCCGATTAATTGAAATTTATATTAAAGATGTAGATGGATTTTCTGGTGAGGTGGATGTTATTTCTAGGTTTGGATTAGAAATTCACGATGAAATTACGTTTACTGTAGCAGTACGAAGATATCAAGAACTCGGCTTTACTACAGCAGCAGATGTTGCAGATGGTAGAGATAGAATTCCAAAAGAAGGGGATTTGATTTTCTTTCCAATGGTTGGAGGACTGTTTCAAATTATAACAGTAGCAGATCAACCATACGGCGATATATTCTATCAAACAGGAGCACTTCAGGGATATGATATGAAGTGTATTCTCTTTGAATATTCTGATCAAAAATTTAATACTGGTATTGAAACAATTGATAAAATTGAAAGATTACATTCATATTCAGTAGATTTTACAATGGGTGCAGGAACTGGAACTTATAATGTTGATGAAGAAGTATACCAAGGAACTTATGCAACAACATTATATAAAGCTGAGGTTGCAGAATGGACTGCAGGAACTAGTGTACTAAGGCTTATGAATATAACCAAGAATTTTGATGGTACTGCAAATATTATTGGTAAAGATTCTGGAGCATCTTATGCGATAACATCTTTTGATATGCAGGATAGTTCTGCTGATACTCAAGCTTCAAATGCATTGATAGAACAAGAAGCTGATGCAATTATTGACTTCACAGAAGGTAATCCATTCGGGAGTCTATAATGCTAGGAACAACTTACTATCATCAGACAATTAGAAAATATGTAGCCGTTTTTGGTACTTTATTTAATGACATTAATGTAGTGCGAAGAGATGCAAGTGATGTTATCAAAGAACAAATAAAAGTTCCTATTGCATATTCTCCAAGAGATAGATGGATTCTCCGATTAAGACGGGCACGTGGAGTAAGTGGAACAGATGAAGCAGTCGCAATGTCTTTACCACGAATGGGATTTGATCTTACAGCAATTACATATGATGGAACTAGAAAATTAAATACAATGGGTCAAGTTTATTCTGCTAATACTGCGGCGGGAACTAGTACTCTTATGAAACAGTTTAATCCTGTACCATATAATTTTGATTTCAGTTTGTATTCAATGGTTAGTAATGCAGAAGATGGTGCACAAATTTTTGAACAGATTGTGCCATTTTTTACTCCGGAATTTACGGTAACGGTGAATTTGATTCCATCAATGAACATTGCTCCAGATGTTACTATGATCTTAAATGGTGTTCAGATTGAAGATAATTATCAGGGAGATTTTCAATCAACCAGAGAAATTATTTGGACATTGAATTTTCAAATGAAGGGATACATTTATCCAGATGTGAAAACCGGATCAGTTGTTAAAACGGTAATTGTTAATCTTAGAATGCCCGGTGATAGTCAAGTATCAGAACCAGAATATATTATAGCAGAAGATAGTACAACACTTTCTACCAATTATTTAATTTTGAACGCCGATGCTGGATCACCAGACGCAACAGGAACAATGAGAATATTAAACGAATCAAGTTCAGAATCCGTTGGCGCGGCAGGAATTAAATCACGATATACTGTAACTCCAGGGCCGACAGACGCTACCGCAAATGATGATTTTGGATTTACAGAAACAATGGAATATTTTAATGATAATATAGATAATGATCCAATAACAGGACTTGACGTGACTTTATAATATGGAGAATTGAATGAACAATGATAATCGCATAGATGAAATACTTGAAATTACTAGTTTGGTTCCTTCATCAGAAATAAAACCAGAATCATCCGCAAGAGTTATTCCACAAAATGGTAAAGATGATGATATTGATTATAATTATGCCCGCGGGAATTACTACAATTTAATCGAAAGAAATCAAGACGCCGTAGAAGAGATGTTGGAGATTGCTAAGCAATCAGAACACGCTCGCAGTTTTGAAGTTGTGGGTCAGCTCATTAGGGCTGGTCTGGAGGCCAACGACGCCCTGATGTCTCTACATAAAACCAAAAAAGAATTAAGTGCAGAAAAAAGCGGTCCAACACAAGTGACAAATGCGCTGTTCGTTGGATCTACTGCGGAGTTACAGAAGTTGTTGAAAAGTAAGTTGAAAGAGGAAAAAACTTAATGGCCAGCGAAAATTATCTTGGCAATCCACAACTCAAAAATGTGGGTC